CGTCTGGACCTGATAGATGAACCCATTGATCAGGGTGTCAGCGTAGCCATCCTTGGTGGCGATCTGGCGGATGTTGTCGTTGGCCGGGGCCGTGATCATGATCCACCCAGTGCCCGCCTGAAAGGACCACCCAGAGGGCCCCAGATTGGTGGTCAGTTGGGCTGCCAGAGTCGATGCGATCCACGAGGCGTCCGTCATGTCCACTTGGTTCATGCCAGCGTAAGGGTCGCCCGCAGGGACCTTCTCAGCGGAACCGTTGGGCATCTTAATGGACGCTTGAGGACTCGACCCGGTGCCGTCACCGTTGATGGTGATCGACAGTGTGCGACCGTACTGGCCACCACGGACGTTGATGATTGCCCGGCCATCCAGTCGAGGATAGGCAGGCCACGTCAGGGTGCTGTTCATTGCGGCCACGGTGTTGCGATTCACCACGAAGGTATAGTCGGCAATCGTGATGATGCGCAGATCCGTCCGAGGGTTAGCACAGTTGGCGTAGCCGTTGTAACCACGCACTGTGTAGCTGTTCCCTTTGAGGTCCCATACGGCCAGCCCAGTACCACTGAAGCCCACGTAGTATTGCTCGGTGGCATCGCGGTTGATCAGGTGGACCAGAGGCTTGGCCCCGAGGAATCCAACGTTCTGGAGACGCTTGAGGAACGTGGTCGGTGGACGCTTCTGAAGACCTTGGGTCTCCGAGGACCACCCGTTGATCTGGAGTTCGCCTTGGTTGGAGAACCGCAGGATGTTCGGTTGTTGCGAGATACCTCCCTTGAGGTTCTTTGTGGATTGCGAAACGAGACCCATAAGTCCTCCTTAGCGAGAGATGAGACCACCAACGAAGCTGTCACCGTCGAGCATGTTGAATGCCCCGAAGTCCAGTTCGTATTCCTGAATTGCCTGCCACGCTTCCTTCTCCTGTTCTTGCAGAGACCCTTCGATCTCCCCGGCACCGAAGAAGCGGATGTTGAATCGACGGGAAGCCTTGGCCACGATGTACGAGCGGAAGCACTCAGGCATCTCGCCGTAGGACTTCAGGCGGATCAGGTCCACCGTCAAGGGGTCCGTGAAGGTGTCCGTCAGGTTGGTTCGGTCGTAGACGTAGCCACCACGGTTCACGTAACTGGTCGAGCCAGTCATGCGCAGGTAGTCGCTCATGTACTCGATGAGGCCCGAAAAGGAATCCGGGGTCAGCGTTGCGCCTTCCTCAATGTTGAACGTCCAGCCCCGCGATTGGATCTCACGGTTGACCTGATTGAGGATTCGACGGCAGTTCGCCACGTCAGCGTTTGCGTCACCCTCAAGGGAACTCACAGGGGCCTCACCGATAGCTGCGAGCATGTCGTTGATGGCTGCGAGTTCGTCATCTGTTTCCAGTGTTGCTTCGTATGAACGCATTTAGATCTCCTTAACGAAAAACCCCTCGAAGCCGGTTAGGACTCCAAGGGGTTTGGGGTTGACGCTTAGACGGCTGGAGTGAAGACCAGCGCGCCAGCAGCTTCAGGACGCAGACCGCCGTGACCCATCGCGTACTTGCCGATGATCTGGTCAGCTTGGAACTCAGGACGACGAGCACGCTCCAGAGCCATGTCGCGCAGCTTCACAGTACCGACAGCCGAACGGTGGTTGAACAGGCCGACCACGTTGTTCGCGGCAACCTTGTCATCACCGGTAGCGGTGGCAGGGAAGATGTGCTTCTGGTTGGCGCCATCAGCGTCAGTGCCAGCACCACCAACGGTCAGGTGTGGAACCTCGATAACCTCGAAGCCCATGACGTTGCGGATGTTGCCGGTTTCCGGGTCGATCAGAGCGCTGTAGTTGGCAGCGTTCGGCATCAGAGCGGACAGGATCGCGCTGTAGTCTTCAGGCGAAGTGAAGTAGCGACGGTCGCCAGCAGGCACGTAGTTCTTGGTCAGACGGGCACGGGCCAGAGTCAGACCTTTCAGGATCGCCTTGCCACGAGCTTCGACATCGACCAGATCAGCAGCAGCGCCGATGTTCAGAACGATGGCAGTGCCCAGACCAGCGATGTTCTCGTTGGAAGCGGCAGGCAGGTTGCACAGCTTGGCCATCTCAGCCAGTACCGCACCGTCAGCAGCGATGGCCAGAGCCTCGCCCAGTTGAGCGGAGTATTCAGCGCGGACATCGTAGTGGTTCATCGCGTCTTCGATGTCGTAGATCAGAACGTCGCTGGTCAGCAGACCGTCGATGGTGATCACTTTCTCGGAGTGCTTGATGTCTTTACGCTTGTCATCGAGGTTCTCACCGGCTGCCAAGTAGTAGCCCTTGGTGCGGCCCATGACCGGGAAGCTGGCGCTCTTACCATTCTGGATGGTACGGACCATGTGTTTGTCCATGGTGACCGAACGACGCACGAATGCAGTCAGAACTTCACCACCGAAGACCTTGAGGAACAGAGCCAAGCTGTCAGCAGCCGAAGCGCCCTTGCCTTGGTTAGTACCGATTTTCTGACCGCCAGTTGCGTTTGCCATGTGTGATTCTCCTTTGTGGATTCAATAAGTTGGCCACAGAGAATCCTTGGGATTTACCCAAAGACGGTCTCTGTGTAGCCATAGTGAGGGTTTTTAAATCGGGTCTTACCAGCTCGAATTGGCCACGCGGGCCTCAACGGAACGGCGGTACTCAGCGTCATCCTGATAGCGTTTATCGGACATCGCGGCGACCATCTCACGCTGCGAAGCGAAGCCTTCAGGACCCTTACGGGATGCCACGGCTGGAGCCGAAGCGCGCTTGTTGACGGCACGCTCAGGGGCCTTGCCGAACTTCTTCGAGCGAGAGGCCATCCCCAAGTTGATCAGGGTTTTCACAGCGGCCAGATCTTGACGACCCATGGCTTCTTCCAGAGCCGCTACGGCATCGGGAGAGTTGGCGCTCATGTGGTTGATGATCTGTTGGAACTTCTCAGGGCCACCAGCGAACTGTTGGATCTGAGCGACGTACTTCGAGGCCACAGCTTCTTGGCCAGCGATGAACGAACGGACGAAGCCCCGGCTGTAGCCAATCGCTTCGAGGGCCTTGTAGGACGCCTCAGAGAGTTTCTGATCGGTCTCGTATTCAGCCTCGATGGCATCAGCCACGGAAGCGTCCAGACCCAGAGAGACGGCCTGCGCACGAAGCTGTTGGAAGCCTTCAGCGTACTCGTCGATCTCCTTCGAGGATTGAACCAGATCAGCATCAGGCTCGCCCAGTGGAACGAAGTCATCGGAGTCAGCAGCGTCATCGCCACCTTCCTGTTCGTCACCCTCGGAGCCTTCTTCCTGCTCATCTTCCAGACCTTCTTCATTGAGGGTCTCGTCTTCCTCACCGCTCAGGGTGATCGCATCGTCGCCATCACGAACGTTGGTTGGCAGAGCCAGCATGTTCTGCTCGTGCTCGGTGATGTTGTTGCTGGACATTACTGCCCCGTTAACGCCGAACTCGGCATAGATGTCAGACATTGAGGTCTCCTTGAGAAAAATGAAGGCCACAGAGACTCATCGCCCGAATGAACGGAACGCTATGTCATCTCTGTAGCCATAGTGAGGGTTTTAAACTTGCTGGCCGATTGGACCGGGCTCTACGCCCACGGCGTCCATCGCAGAGTTCATCGCTTCGGGACTCGAAGTGGCCTGAGCGGCGACCCCTTGACCCACGCCAGCAGCAGCGTTGAGACCGCCCTGCTTGAGCATCTCTTGGGACTGGGCCTGAGCCTTCTCGGCTTCGGTCAGCAGCAGGCCGGTCACGTCGATGCCGATAGCATTGGCGAGTCGCAGCTTGATGTTCGACAGGTTCAGATCAGGGTCAGCCTGTAGCTGCGCCACGTTAGCCATGGACGACAGGAACTGGTTCAGCTTGTCGAGGTCTTGACCCCGGCCCAGCGCTTCCACGCCAGTGCTCACGGTTGGCTCAACGGCTTCCTTCGGCATGTCGGGTATCTGTGCGGTCGCCTGAAGCTGGTTTAACAGGATGCGGACGATAGGCAACTGGAGTTCCTGCGAGAGGATCGAATAGACGCCCCCAAGGGTGTCCTCCAGTTCAGAAGCCACATAGCGAATTTCTTCGGCTGTAACTCGTTCACCTTGTCGCTGCACTGCACTGTTCAGCATGAAGACGTATGACAGACGCCCTTCGATGTTATCGGCTACCTGTTTGGCAACCGTGAAGTCAGCGGTCTTTTCCAGTTGCAGGAACTCAATGTCAGCCTTACGGCCAGCCACGAAGTCACCCGTCTGGGCTTTGACCAATCGACGAACCTGAGTGACACCGTTGGGGTTCACCAGACCGACCACCTTCGAGGCGATCATTGAGAACTTGATCATGGCCTCGTGGAGATTCTCCAAGGAGGTCAGGTCACCGAGATATTCCTCAACGTGGGAGCGACCGTAGTGCTCGCCATCACGCTTGGTCCATCGCACGGCAATCCACGGGCAGGCATCCACTGGATACTCGCCATCGGTGCCATCGACTTCCTCGCCGTTCACTTCCTGATAGCTCAGGTAGTTCCCTGACTCATCGTCAAGGTAAACGTGGGTGTAGACCTCGATCTCTTGGTCAGGCTTCATCTCCTGCCCAGCGGTGTTAATCGAGTTGCGCACGTCTTCAGGGAGAGCCGCAAAGGCCACCTTGTCGAGCGTCACGATCTGTAGGACGGTCCCGAAGGCATCACGCTGGACCACATGGTTGTGGAGCGTGTAGAGCTTCATCGGGTTGTAAGCGTTGGAACTGGCATCAGGCGGTGGCAGGTAGAGCAAACCAGAACCCGCAAGGGCCAACTGCCGGATCAACTCAAAGAGCGTCACGCGGTACGAGTTGGCTTCCATGTAGGACATCAGGATGCGCTCAACCATGCCCAAGCCCTGTTCGACGACTGCAAGCTGCGACGGGTCAGCGACCAGTTGCTTTGCCTGCCACTCGGACACCTTCAACTTCATCCACGTTTGCAACGGGAACAAAGCCAACATCACCTTAGCGGAGAGGTTGTTCAGGCCACGAGCACCAACTGCTTGCCACGGTGTGGTGTAGTCGGTGGAAGCGTTGTCAGAGTCTTTCGGGAACAGAGACGGGATAGTGACCTTGGCACAGTTCTCCGCTCGTGTCTCGTAAGGAACGCGGTCGTTCTTCAGTCGTTCATAGACTGGCTTCGCGCCTTCCTCAGCGAGCCCTTCACGGGCTGTAGTTGCCATGGGTCACCTCCTTAGATGTTGAGACCGCTACCAGCGGAACGAGCTACTTGCAGACCACGCTTGCCTTTGGCACGAGCGGCTTTCTTTGCAGCTTCGGTGTCGGAGTCGTCATCACCGCTGGAGTCATCCTTGGGCGCCTCGACAACGGATGCAGCCACAGGGGTCGGAGCGGCTGCCTCTACGGGAGCGGCTGCCTGTTGAACCACTTCCTGCTTTTCATCCGAACCGCCACCCAGCAGGCCACCAGAGGCCACGCCAGCAACCTTCGAGACGCTCTTAGTGACCGACTTAACGGCCTTCTTGATTTTCTTGCCCATTGGGTTTCTCCTTCAGTTTTTGATAGTTGATTTCAAAGCGACCCTCAGAGACCCGCTTGGTGTAAGCGATGATCTTCAAGCCAGCCAAACGAGCGACCTTGATGATCTCCCGCTGGATGGCCACACCGACCGCTCCACGAGCCTCAGAGAGCACGAAGCGCCACTGGACACCCAGCACTACTCCTACGTGGTCATCGTCTTCTCCGAGGCACACAGCGATCCCCACGAGGTTCCCCTCAGGGTCCCTTACGGTGATCTCAATGCGTTCTTCGGATTCGATGGAGTCGAGGATGCGTGCAGAGGCTTCAGCCCGTGTGGACTGCCATGTGAACTCGGTCATCTCGTCGATGATCCGGTGCATGATCTCTCTGGAGCTACAGGGTTGGCCGGGGTACTTGACCTCGACCGAGACGATCACTTGGTGACCTTCTTGATGGCCCGCTTGACGGTTGCCGTTGGGGTCTTCTTGGTGGACGAGTAGCCGGTGTCAGTAGCGGTAGCAGAAGAACTGCCATCGCCCTTATCGGAAACGTCCGACTTCTTGACGGTCAGACCATCCACACCAGAGTCGGTGCTTTGGTCATCCTCGGATGCTCCGAAGTCCACGCCTTTAGGTTCGTCAATGAGAACCGGCTCAGGCGCCTTCAGTGCATCGGGGTCAGTCTTCGGAGTCTTGACCTTGGATTTAAAACACATGCCTTAGTCCTCCTTGTGGCCCTGCGACTCCTTCATGAAGTCCACGATCTCAGTCGCGGAGTGGCACCCATCGAGGAACCCTGCGATGTACTGCTCGCTGTAGCCTTGCTTACGCAGCTCATCCACCGAACCGGTAGCGATCAGGTAGGAAGCATTGAGGCGAACATTGAGGTACTCAGCGGAGGCCGGTGGGATGTCAGGAACGTCATCAGGGTTGTTGATGTAGTGTTGAACGATTGGCAGCATTCAGGGGCTCCTTTGAGAATTGAGATAGAACCCCTTAGGGTTGCCATAGTGAGGGGTTTTAATTCGACGGTTGCCAGAGGATCGGCTTGCGGGTCTCGAAGTCGAAGTCAGTGGCACGCAGGATACGAGCGACCTGAGCTTGAACCTTGAGGTCGTCCTCGGTGATGCCCTGCTTGTTGGCCAGAGTGACCATGCACTCCCAGAGCGAAGGCGTGACGCCATCCCAGTCTTCCAGCTTGTCGCTGGTCCAATAGGGAACTTCCTCGCCTTTACGGGGACCGGACTTCATCACCTTGGTGGTCTCGTAGTGCCACTCAGGGGCCTCAAGGAAAGCCTTAGCGGTCTCCTTGCCGATGCCCGGAATGCCACCGTAACCATCGGTCACGTCGCCCATCATCGCTTGCAGCATGTGGAACTTGTCAGCCGTGGCCTCATCGTTCTTGACCAGATCCATTTGGGTCAGCCAGAAGAAGTAGCCGGGCACGGTGTTGAAGTCCTTGTCACAGCTCACGCTGATCATGCGGTCACAGCCAGCCAGTTCAGGCTTGGTCATCAGGATGCCGCAGACATCATCACCCTCGACACCATCCCACTTGAAGGCACGGTCAGGACCGAAGTGATCCATGATGCCTTGGCAGAACGCCGGGTAGCCGACTGGTTTGCGCTTGCCTTTCCGGTTGGCCTTGTAGCTTTCCAGAACGTCCTTGCGCCAGTTGTTCTCGCCCGAGATGATGCAGAGGTCTACGAACTCGTACTTGTCCTCGGTCAGATTGAACTTGCGCTTCAGTTGGCCAGCGATGTCAGCCTTGATGGTCTTGATGGTGCCGAACAGAATCGACCGGGCTTTGTTGTGGTCGCAGTTCAGGGTCCAGACATCCTCGCCCCAGTCCACTTCTTCTTCGCTGGCGCTCATCGCGCTGAAGATCAGGTAGTCCATATCGAGGGCGAGGCCCACTTTCAGTTTGCTCATTGCCATCCTCCTGTTGCTTGGGCGTGGCGAGCGGAGGCTTCCCATGAGGCATCGCTCAGGCGCTTCTCCAGCTCACGCACACGCTGTTCTAATTGACGGATGCGGACATCCTTAGGGTCTTCCTTTGGAACCTCTGGGAGAGGCCCCTCAAGGATTCTGCGCATCCCTCCACCACACTTGCCGCACCAAGACTGTTTGAAGGACTCGGTGCGGCAGAAGGTGCAGACGTGCGGAACTGGTGGTCCACTCAAACGGCACCACCATGCTCGGCGAGGAAGGCTTGACCGAGAGTCGTCAGGGTCCACAGGCCCATGTTCTTCCCGGCAGTGGAGAGGCACGAGATGTGCCCCCGGCTGGATGCCTCGTTGACCAGCGCGATGCGAGACCGCACGAAGTCAGACTGATACGAACGGGCTTGCTTCTTGATCTCCCAGAGGACCTTCAGATAGTCGTTCATACGGTCTTGGTCCAGCGCTCGCTCAGTTCCACTTCAGGAACCTCACGGGCCTCGAAGGCCACCTTCACGTCACCCACACGAACGCGGGATTCAGTGCCAGCGATCTCCTTGGCGAGGTCCTTCTTGATGGACTCGCGGATGCCTTGGCGATAGATCTGCTCGAAGCATTGCTCGTCAGTCTTGTCGCCAGCCAGCAGCTCGACACGGTACTTGGTCTCGCCTTTCAGACGGCTCTTGGCCTTCTCGTCAGCGAGGATCTTGCGGGCTTCCTCACGGGCCTCAGCGAAGTCCTTGATGGTCTCCGAGGAAACCACGATGGACATCGGGAAGGTCACGTTGAGTTTCAGGGTCATAGCCATGGAGTTCTCCTTAGTGGCAGTCGCGCCATGTGTCACCGATCTTGAAGTCGGTATCGAGTTGGCAACGGAAATTGAATGATTCGCCTACCGAACGGATGGCGTCTTGAGAGACCTTTGCGACGATCTCAGCGATCTCTGGTGTACGGGCTGCGATCTGGAGTTCGTCGTGAACCCAAGCCATGAAGCAGAAGTCACCGGGATTGCCTTCATCGTCATACCAGCCGTGGTACAGGCCATGTTCTTCCATGAGGACACGCTCCACTTCGACGACCCACTTCTTGCACACGATTGCCCCTGCCGATTGCAGCAGGAAGTTCAGTGCGGAGTGAGGCGAGCGAACGTGGATCTGGCGACCATCGAGGCCCTTGAGCCAGCGACGTTTCCACTTGATGTCGAAGCGCTTGGTGGCTTGGTTCCACTTCTGCTCGGTGATCAGTTGGTCAGCGATGGCACCCTGCAAGCCAGAGATGGCCGGGGTGTTTTCCATGAAGGCTTTCTTCAGGGCCTTGCCTTCCTTCTTGCCGCCACCCACAAAGGCACCCACGAGTTCATCGCCAGCGCCATAGAGGAACGCATAGATGAAGGTCTTAGCGACCCCTCGTTGAGCCTCATGGACTTCGTTGTGCTTGTCGCGGATCTCGAACTTGACGATGCCAGCAGCGCGACCGTTCACCCAGTGGATGTCACCGTTGAGCACGGTCTCGGCATAGCGGCCTTCGTCGAACGGAGCACCATAGTGACCGAGGCAGCGAAGCTCCAGACCAGCAGCGTCCGTACCGACTTGGCGCACGTTCTCCCAGCCCGGACGATGTGCAGCATGGATCGCTCCGAACAGGTCACGGCACTCAGGCCCATAGGTCGAACTTGCAGATGGCACTTGACCCATGTTCGGGTAGCTGTGCGTGGCCCGGCCAGTACCTGCACCGTTCGGGTTGATGTTGCCGTGGATGGCCCCATCTTCCTTGACCATCTTCATCCAAGCGTTGTCGCCTTCGGCCAACATGCCGATGCGCTTCTGGATCATCAGGTAGTCCCGCATCAGTTGGATGCAGTGCATCTTCTGAGGGTCCGTCACCTTGATGTACTGAAGGGTCTCATCGTTGACGATTGGCGAGCCGTTGTCCGTGAACTCCAGAGGCACCCATCCGGCATCCGTGAGGACCTTAATGATGTGCGCTCGGCTGCCCGGATTGAACGTGATCTGCTCGATGGGCGTATAAGGCGCACCGGCCATGGTCTCACGCTTGTCCAGCTTGCCAGCCTTGGTGAACACGTCACCGACCTTCGGGTACTTGACCCTTGGGTACTTCTCAAGGACCTCCCCGGTGGCCGGATGCTTGAACTGTTCGGTGCCACCTTTAGGGACCCACCACGACCCGAAGGTCTCGATGAGTTCCACGAGCATGTCTTGACGACGACCAGCGAGTTCCGAGAACAGACGCTCAGCTCGGTCCATGCTGAAAGGGAAACCATTGCGCTCCATCTGGGCCAACGTCCAAGCCGCAGAGTGCTCCATGCGAACCGCTTCGATGCCCTGACCATCGACGAAGTAGTGACCTTCATTGAGGATCTTACGGAGCAACTTAGAGGTGACCCGAACGTCCTGCTCGCAGTAGTCTTCCATGGCTTGAGAACACTCAGCCCATTCGAGACCCGGCGTATACGGGATGCCTTGGTCGTCACACATTTTGATGAAGTCGTGCTTGTACTCACCCTTCATCTCGCCCAGTCGGTAGCCCCACGCTTCGAGAGCCTGAGAGCCGAACATCTTGCCCGGCAGAATGCCAGAGCGAAGCAGGCCAGCGTCACGGTCGCGGATGTTGCTGTAGACCAGACGGGTCAGCACCAGAGTGTCGAGCACCTTCTTGCGAGGGATGTTCAGACGCTTGCCGAAGTAGAGACGCTTCAGCTTGTCCAGTGCAGGGATGTCGTACTTGATGAAGTTGTGACCAACGATCAGACCATCAGGCTTCGCAGCCTCGGCCTCAAGGGCAGCGATGTACTCAGCGAAGGTGGACTCGTTATACCGCGTGTACTGGCCGGTGAAGTAGTCCTGAATGGTCGCACAGTGGAACCGGTCCACCGTGTCCAGCAGGCCGTTCGATTCAATGTCGGAGATGAGCATGGTTGCCCTCCTATTGTTGGAAGGCTGCGCAGCTCAGTGGCAACCGTTGTTCGGTGAAGAAGGAGTACGGGCGCATCTGGAAGTCGAAGACCACCACATAGCCGGTGTACTTGCCCGGCTCGACGCGCTTGTACTCGATCCGCTTGGCGGTGTAGTTCTTGCCCGTGAAGTGGATGCGACCGTAGTCACGCAGCTCGTGGGTCAGAGGGATGTTCTCTGGGCGGATCTGGAACTTGCTGCCTTCGAGGCCCGCTACGAGGTGCCAGTTGGGGCCCTTCTCAGGGTCGTTCTTGAAGGCGTCCAGTTGGGCAGCTACGCCCTTCTCGATGCCATCCTTGATGAGTGCTTCGAGAGCTTCCTTGAGGGCGTCCTGAGGGTTCTCAGGGGCCTTCCAGTGTGGGTGCTCACGCTCGTTCACCACGTAGGAATACCCAAGGGTCTCCAGTACGGTAACGGCCAGCTCGCCCATCTTCAGGTGCTTGCGGATGTCGGAATGATTCATGTTGGTTTCCCCCCTTTCTACGGTTTGGTTGGTTTGCAGAAACTAAAAGGCCCCCTTTCGGAGGCCCTTGGATTTATGCAATCCGGTTACTTCTTGGCGCGCTCGATGTCCTGAGCGTGGAACTTGTGCTCCAGCGCATCACGGGCCTTCTCGCCAGCCAGTCGGTACGCCTGCGAGGCAGCTTCGTACAGGGCGGTGGCTTCAGCTTCCAAAGCGGCTTGCTCACGGGACACGATGGTCTGAGCGCCAGCGATTGCTTTGTGGGCCAGTGCCAGCAGGAACTTACGGATGGTTGCTTTCATGTGATGGTTCTCCTTAAAAGTCAGGTTGTGCTTGACCGGCCCATGCCGCATCAGCTTCTTCAGTTGCTTCAGCATCAGGACGCCAGCCATCAGGCTTCGCGACCAGTCGGCCAGTGCGCTTGTCGTACTCCATGAAACCAGCCACGCCAGTCTCACCAGTGAATCGACACTTCAGCAGTCGGAACAGGATCAGGTTCGGGTTGGCCCCTTGCTGGTTCCGCTCCACAGCGATGATGGTGTCGCTCAGTTGACGCAGGCCACCGGAACCACGCAGGTCAGTTGCCGTTACCGGGCGACCTTCCTCGTGCGGCTTGCCCTTGTCGGGGTTCTTCAGGTGACAGATCACGAACACAGCGACGTTCTTCGTCTTAGCGAAGGTCTTCAGCTTGGTCATCAAGCGGTCGATCATCTTGCGTTCGTCGTTCTCGCCATCCATCGCAGAGACCACAATCGAAACGTGGTCCAGAACGATTGCCTTGCAGCCCTCGACCTCGGCCATGTAGCTCAGCTTTGCCAGCAGTCGGTCCTCAGCGGATTCCGCAAAGGCGTCGTAGAGATGCAGCTTGTCGGACTCGAAGATCTCATCGAAGGCACGGTCGAACATTTCCTCGGTGGTCTCATCGGGGTTCTGCCGAACACGGCTACCCATATGCAAACCAACGATGTCCTGTACGGTTTCCTCAACGGATTCCTCAAGCATGGCGACACCCACAGGGATGCCCTCGTTGTGGAACAGGTTGTAGGTGTTCTGGCGAACGAAGGTGGACTTGCCTGAGCCGCTACCAGAGGTGACCAGAATGACCTCGCCTTCGCGGATGTCCTTGGTCATACGGCGCAGCTCATAGGGGGCCACTAAGGGCATCGAAGCGACGACCTTCTTCTCCTTGATGCGAGCCTTCAGGGACTTCGCAGAGACCACACCATCGGGTACGAATGGCGCAGCATTCCACATGGCATCCATGACGGCCTTGGAGTTCTTCTGCTTGACGCACTCGTTGGGGTCCTTGAAGGGCAGCGAGGCGATCTTCACCTTGCCCGGTGGCAGAACCTCAGCGGCCTCCTGAGAGGCGAGGCGACCCGGCTCATCCATGTCGAACATCAGGATGATCTCGTCGAACTGGTCGAAGTATTCGTAGTTCGCAGCGCAGGTTTTCTTAGCAGCCTTCGAGCCGTGCCCAATGGACACCACTGGATACTTGCCGCCCTGCAACTGGGCCACTGTCAGGCAGTCGATCTCGCCTTCGGTGACGACGATCTTGCGACCACCATTCCACAGGTGCCGACCGAACAGTGCTTCCTTCGAGTGGTCGCCCTTGGTGCAGAACTCCTTGGACGCATCACGAACCTTCTGGCTCTGTAGGTTGCCCTGAGAGTCGTAGTAGTTCGCCACTTGGACGGGCACCACCTTGCCTGCCGATGGGGTCCACGCCTTGCCCACCCAGTAGCCATAGAGGCGACAGATAGACTCTTGCAGGAACCTCGTGGGCAGATCTTGGAAGCGGCCATCACACTCGCGCATCACCAGCGTGTCAGCGTTGCGCTTTACTTCGCGCTCGCCTTGGCCACGGTCCTTCCCATCAGGGTGCTTGTAGGCAACGTCAGGGGAACAGGCGAAGCAATACTGGTGACCATCGGAGAACAGCGAGTTCGCATCAGAAGACCCACAGGTCTCACACGGGATGTGTTTGATGAAGACGCTTTCTTCTTGGTCGTCAGAGGACATCGGCCACCTCGATCTCATCGACGTAGCGGCCATCCTTCATGGGTGCCTTATGGATCAAGGCGAGCCACTTGGCTTCCATCTTTTCAGCACGAGACCCACGGGCATCCTCACGGAGACGCACCAGATTGCTCCAGTGGCTGGCACCCATGAAGCGAATAGACGCCCCTTCGATGCCACGTTGAATGCCCACCAGCGCGAACTGGTTGAGGTTGTAGTCGAACTTCTGGATGGCCTCGGAGACACAATCGGTCTCGTAGAGGATCACGTCGATGTCCGACCCGGCGATCTTCCAGACACCTTGCAGGCGGTCAGAGTCGGAGCCGGTGTGGTACTTGGGGAACTTCTCGTAGCTGAAACCACCTTCATCGAGCGCTCTGGAAACAGTCTCCGGGTCAGTGCCCGCGCAGATGATGTCGATGTCTTTCGGAACAACTCCGAAGAACAGGTCACGGGCACAGCCACCAGCGATGATCGCGCCGATGCCATGTCCAATGAGATGCTCAACGAGGTCGAACCCACCTTGCAGTAGGGAACGGTTCATAGTGACCTCCGTAAGTCAACGTAAAAAGGCCACAAAGAACCATTGAGATTCTCTGTAGCCACAGTGAGGGTTTTTAAATCTTGAGCCAGCTCTTAACGTCGAATGACGGGCAGGCTTTGCCAGAGTCGAGGTCTCGGTGACCACACACTTTGGCTTGGGGATAGAGCGCTTGGACCTTGGCGAGCAAGGACTTCAGCGAGGCGAACTGCACGGGCGTGAAGTTGTTCTCAGGCTGGCCCTTATCGTCGATACCACCAGCGAGGCAGATACCGAGGGACACCGAGTTCTTGCCCTTGACGTGCGAGCCGACCACGTTGTGTGGACGACCTTCTTCTACGGTGCCATCGCGGCGAATCACGTAGTGGTAACCAATGTCGAGCCAGCCTTGCTGGACATGCCATTGACGGATCTCACGGACACCGATGTCCATGGAAGCCTTGGTTGCAGCACAGTGAACAACGATCAGGTCGGTGGCGGTGCGCTCCTTGAATTGGACTTTGGGCATTACTTACCTCCTTTCGGAACGAGAATCCCCGCTGGGATCTCTTTACGTGCCTCCTTGAGCCAAGCCAATGGGATCAGCTTGTCAGCGAATTGAATGCCGTGCTTGCGGCAGAAGTCTGCATAGCTCGTTGGGGAGCCCTTGTAGATCTTCGAGTTGGAGTTGCTGAAGACCAGTCGAACGTCGAGGTCAGGGTATTGCTCACGAATCAGCAGGTGCTTCTTGCGGTCGTCAACTTCCCAGATCCCTTTGGTCTCCACAATGATTCCATTGCGCAGCACGAAGTCAGGTGTGTACTTGGCCTCACGGGCCGGAACGATGTACTTGATGTGGAACATCTCGAAGTCGAAAGCGACCCCGAGTTTGTCCATGTGCTTCGCGTTCCGATCCTCAAGGCCAGAACGAAAGGCGCCTGTACGAGCACCCTTCGGACCGGCGTAGCCCATCAGAAGTCTACGTTGTCGTAGTCGGTACGCTCAGGCGGGGTGTTGTCGTCCGAGTCATCCGATTGCTTCCAATCGCCATCACGATCATCAGCGGCTTCATAGCCATCTTCTTCTTGGCCGGACCAGTCATCACCGCCAGCGGCGAACTCGACCAGTTTGATCAGCATCACGCTGTCCAGTTGCAGCTTGACCGAGGCACCAACAACGGCACCGAAGGTGTAGGCGAACTGGCTGTAGCGGACCTTCAGCTCGGAACCACCAGCGATGGCAGGAACAGCGTCGATGCGCTTGCCCTTGGCATCCACGACCTTCAGGATGATCTCCTTGGTCTCTTTGGTTTTCGAGTCGGTGTACGAGGCATAGCCCGAGAACTTGAAGGTCACGGTGCCATCGTCGTTCTCGAAGAACGGCAGGTCGCCCTCATAGGGTTCCAGCAGTTTCTTGCCGCGTTGCAGCTTGGAGCGGGCCTCAGCCTCACCACCGTTGTTCCACGCTTCCATGATGGCCGCGAAGTTTTCTTCATGGGCCTTGACGATGCGGTTGATCATCGGCTGGGCATCCTTGGACGGCATGGTCAGGTTGACCTTGTAGACGCCACGAGGGTTACCGAAGCCCTTCTCAGGGTTGCCGTAGTCAGGCTTTTGGATCGAGCAATACGGCTCAGCCTTGCCTTTCGGGGTGAAGAAGAATTCTTTTTTAACGAACGCCATTGTGTGTCTCCTTTGAGAGTGGATTGTGTGTAGCCACAGTGAGGGTTTTTAGTAGGTCAGCGATTCACGCTCAGCGATCAGCTTGTCCGCGAAGTCCTGAATGACAGGCTGGCGGGTGATCTTGGTGAAGGCGTGGACGACCTCACGGAAGTTCTCTTTGAGGAACTCCTTGCGGAACCGGACGGTGCCATGCTTGCAGTGGTAGAACTCCTTCGGCTCGCCCGCATAGATCGACTCAAGGGTCTTCTGCGAGGCGCGCTCAACGAGCAACTGACCGACCAGATCGCGCTGGCCCTGATCGAGGATCAAGGTGTACACGACCCCGGCCACGCCAGCGTGCTTGGTGACGGTGAAGTTCTGGATGTGCAGGAAGCCATCGGGCATGGACCGGGTGTTGCCTTGGGCGAGGTTCATTGAGTCACCTCAGGGCGCAGGCGGTACACATTGTCTTCCCCGTAGGTCAGATCAGCGGCTTCCAGAGCGGTCTCCAAGGACTCAGCCCAGACCGGCACTTCTTCCATCTCGCCACGTACCTTCACGGTGGCCTTGAACAGCTTCATCTTCAGGTCTTTCATTCGATAACTCCTTGCGCAATCAGTTGGTCCAGCATGTCGCTGGCGTAGCCCCAACGGTTCTCAACCACGGCGTCCATTTGGAAGTCGCGCAGCTCGATGTCGGTGGCGTGAAGTGGTGCCTCATCGACAGCCGGAATGACCCAGTTGCGGTGCAGGCGAACGAGGTGCGCTTGACGAATCGCAAGGGCCTCATACTCGTTGGCTTGACGCATGTCGGTGACGACCACGAGGGACTTCTTGGGAGCCTTCTTGATCTCCTTGAGACCCTCCAGCAGCCACACGTCAGGCTGGCCTTGGAAGTTGCGACGGAAGCCCGTGCCGTATTGCTGAAGGTGCCAGCGAGGCGAGCGGGCCTGCCCCATGAAGCGATGCAGCACAGGGTCAGTGCGGTTGTCGATGAGCCACTGGCGGTACTCGGTGTCGGGGATCTCGTTGATCGCCAGTTCCTCGAAGGCAGCATCCTTGAGGTCGGTGTGGCAGTGGCTCTCCATGACGATCCTTGCGGAGTCCTCGAAGGTCAGAACCTCAGCACACTGGCGCTTGAGGACATCCCCGAAGGCCACCCGGTGGACGACATGGCCGTACTCACGGAGCAGCTCAACGAGGGTGTCTTTGCCGCTGCGACCACGCTCAGAGGTCAGGGCGATGATCACTTTGCTCATGCCTTCCACCACTTGATGAAGGTACGGAAAGCGGCGACCAGACGAGCCCAGAAGGACAAGGCTGGCGCAGGGTATGGGTCACGCACAGGCACTGGACCGAAGCGCCGCAAATTGTCTGCTTTGGCTGCACGGGATTGAGCGGTGCGATGGATGAAGGAACGGTCTTTCATGATGTGATCCTCATGTGGGTTGTTGGTGTGTAGCCACAGTGAGGGTTTTTAAATTCACGCTCCGAGCCTATAAACAGCAGCGATCATGGCGATGTTGGCAATGACTATCAGGGTCTCGATCACAATAGATTTCTCCTATCGTAGTGGGCACAAAAAAGCCCCACCGACCGAAGTCGATGAGGCTCATTGAGTTATGCGTAGGGTTTCAGTGCTTCCTGAATTGACTCCACTTGCTGGGCGATCTTTCGATGCTGATCACGGCGTACCTTGTTGCCTTCTTCGATGCGATCCACACGTTCCTCCAAGGCACCCACACGGAGCGCCTTATGGAAAACCTCACGGGTCTCCCGGTTGAACACTGGCGGCTTGTAGCCATAGCGGTGGCGGTCCTCCTTGCGGCGTTCCTCGGTGCGGACATCGTACTCGCGGGCCTCGTTGAACAGGACCCTCAAGGCCAGCTCCACGCCAGCGGCCACTTCAGCATCTCGAACGCCTTGGGCGATGCGCTTGGCCTCAGCGGCAGCCTTGTCGATCTCCCTTTGGGCTTCCTCACGGGCCTTCTCACGGAGAGGCTTCGAGGTGTTGTAGCAGGCCCAGAGGCACAGCGAGAGGATCACGATGATGATGGGGCAGGCAACGGAAAGGAAAGTCATGAGTTACTCCTTGATGAGTGGGTTGGAGATGCCACGGAACGAGTCGAACGATGGGTGCCGCAGAGACCCGTCAGGGTAGCGCTCCATGAACGTCACCTTGGCAGTCCAGCCAAAGTATGGCTCTGGTGTCACGCACTCAGGTGGCGACTGCTCAGCTTCCCACTGCTTGTACGCAGCGGTGAACTCATCCATCAACTTGCGGCTGATCTTGCAGGCGTTGACCACATGGCCGGACTCCAGCAGAACCTTGAAGCCGATCACCTTGCCCTCGTTGGCGAGACCAGCAGTGCCCCAGATAGGGCCCTGAATGATCCCGTCTTCGTTGTCGTCAGGCACCATCTTCCACCAGCCCGAAACCTTCGAGCGGCGGTAGTAGCCCATCGGGTCCTTGCAGACCAAACCTTCCTCGCCACGCTCACGCACGGTGGCGTAGAGGTGGCTCAGGGACAACGGAGGTTGCAGCTTCACGGTGATCTCGTTGCCTTCCTCGTCGAAGCCTTCACGCTCAACGACCGGCAGGGTCTCCATCGAGTAGACCTCATAGGTCTCAGCGACACGCCAGTCGATCTCTGGGAAGGCTTCCTTGAGCTTGGCAACTTGATACTCGACGTGGCCCTTACGGACGCACTGCATTACCTCGTATTCAGCACCGGACTGGACAACATCCATGGGCACGATGTCGAACACGTAGACCCGCAGGGTGCTCAGCTCAGGCTTCTCCGACTTGCGGCGAAGGGTGCCCGAGGTGGTCTTGCAGGGAACTTCCAGACCATCCTTGAGGATGATCAGTTCGGCGTCCAGCATGAAGCCCTCAGGGAACAGAGCCTCGCCCAAGTTCGGGTTGAAGAAGCGAGACCAGCGAGGGTCCATATCGAGCGGCCCGTGGGACTCACCGAAAGCAGGGAAGCGCTTGCCTTCACGGCTCAGCCACTCCACAGCCCAGCCATGGTCGTGCTTGGTTTCCACCAGATCGACACACAGGTTGAGGCGAACGCCATCCTTCTTCACGTCAGCGATCAGGTACGACTCATCGAGCACAGCGGTCATCGCCTTCTCGTTGTAGTCGGTTGGGCGGAAAGGCTTGGTGGAGAGAATGACTCGTTCGACTTTGGACATGGTGTTACTCCTGTTCGGTGGCTGGCTTGGCGGTACGGGCCTTGCGGGTTTTCTTCACGGGTTCTTCAGTGTTCGACTTTTCCGAACTCTCAGCGGGAACCTCAATGGTCTCCTTAGTGACTTCGAGGATCGTGTTGGCGCCCTCGATGATCGCTGGTGGAGTGCCAGCTTGGAAGGCCAGCATGGCAGCGTATTGAGCCCGGAAGGAATGCTCAGCGGCATTCTGTGCAGCGACACGGAGGGTCTCGATGCGTTCCTCCAAGGTGCCCGCCAAGTAGCGGCTGTGCTCCAGCTCGTGGACCGAGTAGCCACAACGAGTGGTGGACACCGATTCACCGATGGTGGTGGTCACGGTGATCAGAACGGTGTCGATGTCGTTGTCGAGGCGGGAACTGGTAGCGGCGATAATGACTTGCATTAGTTGGTCTCCTTCAGGTAGTCGATAGTCTGGTAAGCGATGTCAGGTGTCATGTGTATCACCCGACCGGGATCTGCGAGGTACTCATAGAGCATCTTGAAGTCCGGGTGAATCGTGTGGGGATCGCCGCGCATCTCATGGACGAAGCGATCACGAGGCGAGCGTTTGGCTGCCTGATAGATGTCCTCATCGAAGAACTTGACGCGGATGGCAGACTCCCGAGTGCCGACCTCAACGGTCACACTGCGAGTGTCTTGGTGGATCACGACCTGTTGACGGATCATTCTTCAGACCACTCCTTGCGACCATCACGGGCTGGCTTGTTGCGCTTGCCCTTCTTGGCGCGGACCTGCTCGATGTCCTCGAAGGAACGGCGGGCGGTGGTCTTGGTGGTCTTCTCGAAGTTACGTGCGAACATGATTGGTTTCCTTATGCGAAAGCGAATTCAGAATTGAGGATTTGGGTGATGTCGAGCGTGCCCTTGGCGGGAATCTCTGGCATCTTTTCAAGTTGGGTTTCGTGCAGTTGCTCCATGAATTGCTCACGGAAGTCTGCGAGGACATCGTTGTCTTGGTACGTGGAGACCATCGTCTCGCGGACTGCGCGGAACATCGCCCCGGCTTTCGCTGGGATCGTCCCGAAGGAATCGTGAATCAGCGCGAAGAAGTCGATGCCGTATTGCTCAGCGGAATGCACTACCGTCTTGCGGAGGTGGCTACCGTCTTGCGAGTGGACGAAGTTCGGGGAGATGCCCGACTCCTGTTTACGAGCGTCGATCTTGTCGCTGTCCCGCACCGTCACAGTGGACTGGATGCGGATGTCACCGAGGAACATCAGGTCAATGCGGCGTGTCTCAGGGATCATGTACTCCTGCCACACTGGGAAGCCATCAGGCGTGGTCCAGTAGACAGGCATTGCAGGCTTCAGCACTTCCTTGGTTTTCTTGTCCTTCACTTCAGACGACAGCAGCTTCGCAGCCTTCTGGAGCCAGTTCATCGCTTCCACAGCGGCGACCACTACCACGCTCACAGAATCCCAGATCAGGCCAGCCATGAAGCGGCTCGCTTGCCCTGCATCGGTGAACATATGGCCTTCGCCGTTATCAATCGCCTTCTTCACGATGTCATCACGAACCTGATCGGTGAACCCGTAGGCTTTCGATCCGTAGGCGAGGGTCATCACAGAGCGCTTGGTGACCTTTCGGGACATCCCGTAGGCCAGCCATGCCATAGCGAGGGTTTTTGTTCCGAGGATCTTCCTTTCGGTGATCTCTCCGGTTTTCTCATCGACCAGCACCTCCATGGAATCCTCAGTGCCGGACACAGCGAGCACCTTTAGGATCGACTCGACTTCATCAGAGACCAGCTTGTAGATGTCCTGTACGGAGTCGGAAGGCAGCAGGTTGACCGCACGCCCGCCACGTTCATCACGCAGCATCGCGGAAAAGTGCTGGATTCCCGAACAGCTACCGTCGAAAGCAATCGGAAGGGCGCTAACCCAGTCCTCGCCATGATCTCGCACGCCAGCCCATTCAAAGCAGAAAGCGAGGAAACAGAAGGGGGAGTCCATTTGCATCCACTCGGTGTTGTTGAGCGGATCGTCGGCACACGCATAGATCATGTCCTCGTTGTCAAGGACCCACTGGCGGCGTTCCTCAAAGGTCACCTTATCGACCCCCGCAGTGTTCGCCCCGTGGATCATCAGCCAGCCAATCCCATCAGCCCCGATGCGTTCGCCCTTGGCTGCGCAGAGGATGCCTTTGGTCATGTCGTTGGATTGTGGGTTGAAGACCGGGATCGCATAGACCCGGCCACGCCAGTCGAGGTTGTACGGGAAGTAGATCGCCTCGAACCCTGAGAACTTGTTGGCTTGCTCAAGGGTGAACTCGTAGGAGAGTCGGCGGGAGACCCTTGCGGCGTCCTTGCGGTACACAGCAGCGGCTGCCTTCTTCCACTCCTTGAGGGCTTCCTCGTTGGTGTCGATGTCGCCCGGCTTGATCGGCAGAGGTTCCTGCTCGGTCTTTGGGAACTCCTTGATGGGCACGTTGGCCCAGCCCATGACAGCGTTTGCTACAGCCAGCACACGGTCGTTGATACGCCATGCGGTGTTCTGAGCGAGGTTGACGGCCTTGTAGACCTCTGGCATGTGGACATCGCGGTAACGCTTGAGGGCCCGTTTAGATCTCACTCGGACGAACGAGACCGGACGGCGACCCTTTGCCCAGTAGCCACCACCGATCACACCGACCCAAGGCTTGGGCTGGACGACCATCGGTTGGTAGCGTGGATGGATACCCGAGAGGATGAACGCTCGACTGGTCAGCTTTTCCGCCCATTCCTGCTTGAGGTAGACGTACTCGCCATCGAGCTTTTTGTTGCCCTTGTGTTCCCGAACAACTTCGATCAGTTGTGTCGATTCGATCAGCAGTTCCAGCATTCGGATGCCCATGTGATACAGGATGTCCGGTGTCGTCTGGTCCCACTTCTCCCACTGGCCCTTGATCTTGCCGTCCTCGATCATCTGGGCTTCGATCTTGTTCATGTACTCGATCTTGTAGGTCATCCCGTTGCGCTGGGCGAGGGACTTCTTGAGGTGCTTCTGGTAGTACGCCTGCTCAGCGTTGCGGATGCGACCATAGCGGCATTCTTCCTCAAGGGCCCGCCCGATGCTCACAGCCATCTCAGTGATGGTCGGAGCGCCATCGCGTTGAGCGACCCGGTTGATCGTCCAACGGAGCGTCACAGAGGCCATCACTTCGGCACTCATCGACTGGAAGGCACCGAGAGCAACATGCTTGCGGCGTACCTTCGTGGTCTGGTGTTCGATCCAGTTGGTGATGGCCTCGCTCAGCAGCGGAACCAGAGTCCCGAGTAGCGGCTTGGCCGTGGTGTGGCTGGAGAACTCGCCCCGCTCTTGAGCCCGTTCAAAGGCATTGCGGAACCGTTCCTCACCGAGGGTGTACGCCTCGTGTTCCAGTTGGAGTTGCTCAGCGGCCAGCTCAGGGCCGTAGATTGCTGCGAGTGCGTTGAACGCCTCAGTGGATTGGATCTCGCTGAAGTCGTTGCGCTCTGGGAGTTGAAGCATCTTTAAGATCTCTATGAGAGAAAGGAATCTAATAGGAATGGTCTATTAGTCTTCTCTGAGAGAGGTCTTAAAGGTTCTTTAAGGAACAGCCCTCAGAGTGTCGTTAGCCACAGTGAGGGTTTTTAAATCGACTGCTATTTGATGGTCACGATCCTGCCGTGAACATCGGACATCTTGTAGACAAACTGCTTGATCTCGTTGCGTTTACGCCATGCCCATTGAGACTCACGGGCGTCCTTGAGGATCGCATCGACCAGCTCGATCTCCTTGGCGCTGAAGAACTCCCCGCGCTTCGGTACGAACTCGAAAGGCTGCCGTTCCATGTGGACGAACTTGCGGTTCCACCATGGGCCAGTCCAGTAGCCGGGATTGAAGATGCACGAGTCGCGGTAGAACTTCTCTTGCCGCAGGTGCTCAGTGCGAGACCGTTCGAGCATCCGCTGGACCCGCTCCAAGTGCTTGCACTCAGGGAATGGCTGGTCATCAGGCTGCGACCACTGCTCGATCTTGACGAAGTGCTCATCGACCTCACAGCGCAGCAGGGTGACGAAGCGGCCACACGGGCCCAGACCCAGCCCGAAGGTCAGCTCTTTGGCCTTGACGAGCCCGTAAGAGCCCGGATCGACCCATGAGGCCCGGAAGGTGACGCTCGTGCAGGTGTGAGGGTCGATCTTGTGAATGACTCGCATCAGAAGCCTCCACGGTAGCAGCGGGTGAAGTCGCCACGGTCGCTGTAACGCAGGTGCTTGCGCTGCATCTCAGCCTTGACGCACTCCAGCAGCTCATCACCGACCATTGGTTGGCAGAGGTTCTTAGCCAGCCGAACGCGCTTGGCCTTCAGGATCTGGTCAGCGAGTAGGCCCTTGCGAGCCGGTTGGTAGTTCGTGTGGATCATTTGGTTTCGCTCCAGTGGACGAGCAAGTGGCGCTCGCCGCTCAATACGGGCAATCCGTAATGCAGTGTGGTTTTACCGAGGAACAGCATTCCCCAGCCGGTCAGGTTTTGCTCGACGATCACAGGCGGCAGGAAGGGCCCTTGGTGGACGTGTGTGCCACCGCCTATGAGGTCATCGTTGAGAGCCACCACCAGAGTCACGTCAGAGTCGTGATCGGTGTGCCAGTGGCCTCGTGGGGTCTCTGAGGGCCTGTAGAGGGCCGCTTGTACGCTGGTCATCTTGTCCGGCACCAGATTCAGCAGGACCTTGGCATAGGCCAGCCCGATGTCGTGCCAGAAGGACCGGAAGACCTCGTAGAAGACCGGGTGGTTATCCTGCAAGGTCACCTCAGGGATCTGAGCGGACTCAGGTTCCTCAAGGTTGGGCTCATGCTTGAACTTGGAGACCTCGTGCATGATGTCCTCACAGTAGCGAGGGTGCAGGTAGGCCACCGAGTAGACGCCGGGCGCATGGCAGATCACGCAGTCCCGCAGGAAGTTGTCCCATGCGGAGCCCTCAGCGAAGTCAGCAGGCTCGATGCCATCGTTGGCCTCGGCGTACTCAGCCATCTCACGGAGAACTGTGAGGTGTTCCTTGAGGATCGGATGGTATTTGTCCGCGCTGGCGATACCGGTCGTCGCCTTTGTGAAGACCCGGCTCATGCGTAGGCCCCTTGCACCGACCCGTACCAGAGGGACTCATTGTCCAGCTTGAAGGGCTTGTAGAACTCGCGCATCTGTGCATCAGCGATGGCGAGAAATTGCTTGCGGCCCAGCCAGTTACGTGTCCAGCGACCGAGGTAAGTGATGCCACCCGGTGCCTTGAAGCTGTGCGTTACGCCCCGTGCCTTGAGCCAATCGCGGCGCTCTTTATCGGCAGCATCGCGCTCAGCTTGAGCGTCTGATAGCAATTTGAGGGTATACGGATGCTGGCGCAGGACGTACAGTTTGCCCAGAAGCGTTGAGAAGTGACGTTCATTGTCACTCGACCACACGAACAGCGCTTGCAGGATCAGGTGGCCAACTTCTTGACCGTTGCCCGCATGGAACTCGAACGAGAAGCGGTTGTCAGACCCTTCGATAGGCCGGATGCACACACGGAGCCAGCGTTGCCCACGCTTGTTCTCGACGTAGTGTTGCAGGCCATCAGCGAGAGCACCTTCCATCGCTGCGAGGATCTTAACGGCGACCGCGTTGGTCACGAAGTTGGTGCGGTTGTAGCGTTGTGGAAACATGATGTACTACTCGGTTGGTGTGTGATGTGTTCCCAATGAGCCCTCAGCGAAGGCGCATCAGCGAATCGTCACGCTACCATGTGTACGTTCGACAGGTAGTCATTGAGGATCTCAAGGACGAATGCTCGTTGATCCTTAGGGAAATGCCCAGTGCTCGCCTCGTACTCGCTTTGCTTGCAGGTATCAGCGAAGTAAACGACATGGCAGATGTCATGCCACTCGACCGGTAGGTGGACCTTGAGGTCAACCCATTGAATCCTTGCGAGTTCACACTCTTGCGAGGTCTCGAACTCTTTGCCATACAGCAGGTGACCATAATCATGGAAGACCCGGAACGTGATGTTGCCAGCACCACCGTAGATGGCCGTCTCGCTGTGCTCAGGCGACACCACCAGTTGGCCGCTTGCTGCGCCAGCTTGGAGCTTTGCGAAGGTATCAGGCGCATCCTTGGAGATGCTCAGGGCCAGCGGGAGCAGGGCGCGGTACTCAGTGATGCACTCGCGGTATGCGTTGACCAGCAGGCAAGCGGCACGAGCGAGGATGAATTTAGAGGCGTTGTTGTTCATGATGCGTGATCCTGTAGTGAGGTGATTTGTTCCCGATGAGCCCTCAAGGAAGGCCCAGCAGTGAATCGTCACGCTTGCACGGTTGTCCAGTTGCCCGACCATGGCTCACCGTTGAGGAACCATGCGTAGTCCTTTTGGTTCACACGGACGCCCGGCAGACCGTTCAGGCGCTCTTTGGTGGTGTTGCTCGACCAGCCACCGTCGCAGATCTCAAAGGTTCCCATAGGGCCCTTGTCGCGGCGTGCAATGGCGTTGCCGTGCAACTTGAGAACGATCACCTCACCCAGAGGCGACAGCTCTACCGTGGTGTTACCGCCGAAGGTGCCAGTGCGGCCAGCCTTGAAGGCGTTTACAGCTTCTTGCGTTACTTTGCGTGCCATGATGTCAGTCCTTCTTGTTGACCCAGTTCATTGCGGTATTCAGAGCGTCCATGCGGTCACTCGTGTGGTAGTCGGCGTCCTTCTGATAGACACCCTTGAGGTGGAACTTGACGATGTACTCGCCCCAGCTACCATCGCTGTACAACTTGGCGATCTTGCCGGTGTCACCATCAGATACCTCAGACCATTTGCGATGTGCCATTGGTCCTACTCCTTGTCAGCGTTGAGTTGTTCCAAGCGAGCGGCCTCAGTGCGATGCCAGAGAGCCTGTAAGATCCGCTTGTGTGTCAGTGTGTTGTCCACGTCATCGCGCAGCCTTTCCCACATAGGATGGCTTGCAGGGCCCTCAAAGCGCCCAAAGGTGGACTTAGCGGTCTCGTGTGCATTACAGGCCAGCTTGATGCGTTCCTGTAGTTCATCGCATTCAACCTGTAGGGCTTTGGTGCGTAGGCTCATCTTGAGCGCTCCAGTGCGGTGGTAACGGTCGCTTGCTCTCATAATCCCCGTGCATACTGCTTAGATCACACGAGAGCAAACTGCCCTTATCACTACCCGAGCCCTGAGACCTCGACGAGACCACCAGTGCATGTGCATGGGTTCTCAGAGGTGCCCATTCAGGGCCCGGTTGTAACATTCCAAGTTGTTAAAGAGCGTAGGAGTGGCGTAGTAGGCCGTGTCTATCAGCCAATTCAGTGCCCATCCAGTGTTGCCGTGTTGCTTGTTGATGTCGCCCATCTTACAGCGTTTTGAAGCATTGTCAAGCGTTGTTTGTAACTCCTTGCCCTTCGATCTTTAGAGCCACCTTGACGTGTCACTCGACCCAGACCGTGGCCCTTTAGATCATCGTGTCGGTCCCTATAGAGCCCGTTAGGACTCAAGGACCAAGGCGGGAGACCGTGGCCATCAACTCAGTGTTTGCCGTTGATGGGAGCCATTAGACACCCTTAAAGACCAACCGTCAACACCTCTGTTTCTATTGATAGACCACACTCTGATAGCCATAGCCTATAGGGTCTCATTAGGGCCATCTCTGAGGGCTCATTAGGTGAACAGGCACACGCGATAGCATAGTGATTGGCATTAGGTCAACCCTTGAGAGTCCTTATAGAGGCCCATTAGGTAGAACAGATAGAGACACACGAAGGCCCATTGAGTTTCCCTATTGATCTCCCTCAGGCCCATAGAGATAATCCATTGGCCAAGCCCATCACATAGGCCCATAATGATCCCCATAGCGAGCCCTTAGGGTGATCTGAGAGGGAATCGCAACGAGCACCTACCGGGGAGAGGCCCATTAGGCTGACTCGATGAGGGCCCTACGGGGGTAAGCTCGGAGCTTGATCATGAGAGGTGCTCTCTCAGATTTTTCTATCAGATTCTTAAAGGACCCCATGAGGTCAAGCCCATCCGTCTGATCTCTCAATGAAGACCCTGAGAGCCTCATTAGGAGACCATTAGGGTGTTCATTAGGGTTGATCTTACCGCTCAATGAGGTAGTGTGTCAACACTGCCGAAATTGAGCCGCTCCGGCTGGTCAATCAGCACAGCCACCAGTTGCCACGCAGACGAGGGTAGAAACCCAGTCCATGACCACCGACCCTTGGGCGATGCCAGAGGCAACGATCAGAAGGCCGATCAGCTTGTAGGTAGACCGTGAGAGAGCCAGTCGCTTCAGAACGAGAAGCACAGTGGCTTTATCTACGGTCATGGGTCTTGGTCTCCTTTGATGATGATAATCACAGGAACTGGTCTTCGGTGTTGAGCCTTAGGCAGGTCATGATGCTCATGGGTCCCTAAGGAGTCTCTAAGGTTTATCACTTAGGACCCCCTACGGTAGCCATAGTGAGGGTTTTTAAATTAGTGCTGAAAGTGACCAGAATTCCTTCTCCAGTCACACTATTTCACCTATCGCCAGCCCATGTAGTTGCCTTCCATCGACCCATCGTCCTCGTAGAGGATCTCAATGGAATCGCTGATCGCCAGCTTGCGGGCATCCTCGAAGCCACTCATGGCGTTCTCAAGGTGGGCCTCAAGGAACTCCTGAAGCATCTCCTGCTCGCCTACCTTGGAGTCCCTCTCCATGGCCTCTGTGAAGAACTGCACGCCGATTGCAAGGGCATCCAGACGGTCGTCGTGGGCCAGTGACCCTCTCTCACGAGTGATCCGTGTGAGTTGGTACAGAAGGCTGTAGGACGTGTCGAGGGTGCCATCGTTGTTGAAGGCGGTGCGGTAGTCCTTGTCGATGAGGCTCTCCTGAATGACCAGTCGGTGACTGCCCAGCACAGGCTCCAGAACGTCGCAGATACGCATCTCCTTCTGACCCTTGGACTTGACCTCAGTGATCGCGCAAGGGAACGTAGCGGTCAGCACAGGGGCGAATAGCTTGAGGTACATACCGTCACCGAAGTTACCCTCGATCACGACCTCGTTGACCTTGTAGATCTTGGCGATGTTGGCCAGAGCTTGCAGGGTCGTGTCCTCGTAGCCACCACGGAAACCACCAGCGTCCATCAGGAAGATGTAGCCGTTCAACTGGTACAGGACCGCGTAGCCAGTCTCATCCTTACCACGGCCCGATGGGTCGATCACGAGGATCTTCTGGGCGTAGGTAGCGACTGCTTGACCAACGGATTCGTACTTGTGGAACCGGTCGCCTTTGAGGCCGACCATAGGAACGCCCTTGCACTCGTTGTTGCCGTTTGGCATCCATATCAAGGTGGTAGGACCCTTGTCGGTTGCAAACGTCCCTACGATGAAGTCACGCAGTTTGAGAGGGTACTTCTCCATGTCCGAGAGGTTCGGGTTGAGCATGAACTGCAAGGCGAAGCCACCCTTCCCGTAGGAGAGTTCCCGCTCACGCAAGTCCTTGTCATCGAATCGAACAGGGTCTGTAGGTTCCCACCAGTCCGCAGGGCCTTCCTGAAGTTCCTTGGCGAGCATAGGAGCCAGCCGTGGGCCATAGGAGTCCCAGTCAGCTTGATCCTTAGGGTATCTCGCAGGCCAGATCGTTGTGACGTACCCACGGCCTTCCAGCTCGCGGTAGAGGGTCATCTCGGTCTGAGGGGTGCCCAGATAGATGATCGTACCACCCGGCTTCAGGATCGCATCGAATTCCTTAACGAGTTCTCCGAGGTGATCGCGTGCCGCTTGCGTGCCGCTGTTGTTCGGGACCTCAACGTCATCCGCAATGAGGATGTCAGCACGGCTACCAGTCAACTGACCGGTGATACCTACAGACTTCACAGAGGGCGAGTGGTCAGGTTTTGCCAAGCCAACGTCGAAGGCCAGTGCAGAGTCTCGTTGCCCGGTGCGGGGCTTCAACTCGTGCAGGAAAGGCAGCAGGTCGATGATGCGCTTGATGAAGATGGAGTTCGCATCCGCACGCTCTTTCGAGGCAGACACGATCAGGAATTTCAGGTCAGGGTTGTTCCACAGCTTCCACACCACGAAGGCGCAGGTGATGAAGGACTTGCCGATACCACGGAATGCTTGCAGGATGAAACGTCGCTCTTTACCGGACGAGATGGACTTCGCCATGTCGATTTGACACTTGGTCGGCTTTGGCAGGTTGAGGGCCCGCCAGAGCACGAACAGGAACAGTACGAACGACTTCTTGATCTTCTCCAGATCATCAGTCGGTTTGGTCATTTGGTTCCTCCTTGTAGGGCTTTGATTACTCCTTGGAGAGCGGTGATTGTGAGGTCGGCTCGTTTGGCTTCTCCGACAAGAAATTCAGCATCCTCGTCTCGAAGTGGGACTCGGCCATTAACGACTGGTCCACTACCACCGAGTGTGCGACACACGAGTCCATCGGCGGCTTTGACTGACAGGCTGATATTGCGAGACTTGAGGTCAGCAATAGTCCCAGCAGCAGCCGTCTTAGAGGCATCGAGTTGAGCCTTCCAGTTGAGTGAGAGTTCTGCGAGGGTCTTTTGGGTTGCATCGCGTTCTACCTCCAGTTGTCTTGCGGCCACCAGTTGGGCAGCCTGTTGTTCGAGCGTGAGGGTGTCAGTTGCATCGGAGTGTCCCTTGGCATAGGCGAGCCCTAAGGCCCCCAGTACCAAAAGACCCCACAATGCGATCTCCTTTAAGGTGGGCATGTGGGGTCTCCTTTAGTGATACAGCTCGTTGTCGTCGAGGTCCGGCACTTCGTCCAGAGCACGCGCCAGATCGCCCAGAAGGGACTCATCGGGCTTCAGCTTGGCGATGGTGAACTTGTGGCGCTCAAGGTACTTGCCGATGGCGTTGTACAGTTGAGGCCCGCGACGGTCGTCGTCACGCAGATCAGCGAGAAGCTGGCGACCCAGATCGGTGTCGATGGCCTCCAGCAGTTTCTCCAGTACGTTGTCACTCATGGTGGTGGCTCCTTCATACGGTTCTTGCGCTTCTCGTCCATGACGGTCTTGAAGACCAGCACAACGGTTTGCACGATGGTGTAAACAATGACGGCGGCGTAAAACCAATCGCTCAGCGTCATACCTGCCACTTGGCTTGCCACTTCGGCACCAGCCCCAGCAGCGATAGGAGCGGCGCGAACCACTCCATTCGTGAAGTCGATCTCAAGGGAAGTAGCCATCAGCTCATCGCCTTGATTTGTACGCGCAGGTTCTTCGCCAGTTGCAGGGTCGCCTCATCGGCAAGGCCCAGAACAACGTCAGGCCAGATCGCGTCCAGCTCAGCTTGGAGTAGGTCCACGGTCACAGCCGGGCGCTCGTACTCGGCAGGCTGCAAGGTCGCGCAGTGCTCGAAGATAGCCGGGCAGTGAGGACCGAAGGTGTCGAATGGGCACGAGGTGTAGGGGAGCTTCACAGGATCGGCACCCTCGGAGAGGATGAAGGTCACGTCAGCGTTGATCTCGATGTGTTCCGCCGTGGCCCATTGAGGGTTCTCTACGGCCAGCACAGTGATCCCGTTAGCGAAGGTAGTCGGGAATTCCATAAGTCCTCCTTAAAGGGGCCCCGAAGGGCCGTTGAGTTAGGCGTAGCGGCACCAGACCGCGACACCACCAGTGTTTCCATTACCATGGCAGCGCCACGAGCCAGCGCCCGTGATGGTGCTCACAGCGTTGTGAGATGAGAACTTGAGGCCAGAGCCAGCGACCACACTGTCAGGGCCCATTGCGGTCCCAGAGGCGTTCTGCATGGTAGCGAAGGTGCCCACGGCGTTCGCTGTGATGTTCCCACCGATCTGCCCACCGAGAAGCTCAGTGGTCAACATGAGGGTCGTCACGCCGCTGTTCTTCGACATGTAGAAGTTGTTGTCAGTGTTCAGGAACATCGCAGCGGCATATCGCCCAGCGGAGTGGAACCCGAGGGCCGGGAGGCTGCCATCCTGAGCCTGAAGCTGGAGTTGGCAATTCCCATACATGGAAGAACCAGAACCCACGCCAGTCTTATAGAAGGTGGTCTGGAATGACGGTGCGTAGACAGCGAGGCCGTTGCCGTAGTAGCCATTCCCCGGAAACGAGGTGTTACCCGCGTTGTCGAAAGAGAACGTCTTACTTGCGGTAGCGAGGTACATGGCTCCATCAGTTCCACCGTACAGGATGCCCCGCGTAGCACCATCGGCGTTGTAGAACCAGACGTGGGCGTTGCTGTTCGTTGCAGCGGCATAGACCTGAAGGGTCCCACCTTTCGCGGCCACAGTGGTGTTCGAGTTGATCGCAGCAGTTGAGTTGATCGCACCATTGACCTGCGCGCCTTGAGCGGTGATGGTCCCGTTAATGCTCACGGGCACAGCGACACCAAGGGCTGTCTTACTAAGGCGCATACGGGTGAAGTTGTCCGTCTCATCGCGCCACACAAAGTCACCAGCATCATTTGTATGGAATCGGCCCAGCCACGACTGTGCGTAGTTTCGGAACAGAAGCGATGAGTCACCACCCGTGGTGAGGGGTTGGATATTCACGCCATCGCGGAAAAAGTGCTGACCTTTCCAAGTGACGTTTACGGTGCTACTCACACCATCTAATGCACCACCGAGGGCATTCATGTTCCCCAGCTTGTCAGCCTCGGTCTTCGCACGATCTGCTTGAGCCTGAGCGGCAGTCACAGAGGCAGCGGCTTGGGTCGCAGAGGTCGCAGAGTTGGTCGCAGAGGTCGCAGCCGCAGTGGCACTCTTGGCAGCCTTCGAGGCCCAGTGGAGGGCACTATAAGAGCCCCCAGAGACCGCAACGTCTTCCTGCTTGGACGACCAGAGTTGGGCCAGATCGCGGGCAGCCTCAGAGGCGGTCTTAGCGGTTTCCGAAGCGAGACGTGAAGTCTGACTTGCGGATGCACTATTGGCGCTGTTCTGAGAGTACGTCAGAGAGGAACTTGCAGAGCCCGCAGAGGCGTTCGCAGAGGCCAGTGCAGCAGCAGCAGATGCAGCCGATGCCTGAGCCGATGCAGCAGCGGCCTGAGCTTGGTTCAATGCAGAGCCAGCCCATTGCTTCTGTTGACGCAGGTTGACCGCATCACCATCGTCAGTGCCATCCGCCAAGTTGACGATCTTCCGGGCACGAGCGTCGAGGTTGCCATCGTTGTTCACGCCGATTGTGTCAGCGGTCAGGTCACGGGCTTCCTCAGCGATGTGCAGGGATTGCACGCTGGAGATGTTGAGGTCATACGCACGCAGGATCGAACCGTCAGCGAAGTCCACCAGCCGCTCAGTAGCGGAGGTCAGGCGGCGAATCTCGATCAACGTGAAGTTGTCGGATGGACCCCAAGCCTTGGTGGTGGTGATGGTCGTTGCGGTACTGAAGCGGTATTCGGTGTTGAGGATCAGTTCCCGTCGAGTCGCGCCGATCAAGGTGACGACCACGAACTTACGAGCGAGATACTCGAAGGGGATCGTGAAGTCCTTGGTGACGGAGTTGATCGGATACGTCCGCACCGTCTTTGGTGTGGTTGCCATATCGTCTCCTTAATAAAAAAGGGCCCTCGATGTGAGAGCCCGGTAGCCATAGTGAGGGGTTTTAACGCTGGCGATATTCCATGCCTTGGGACTGCATGATTGCTGACAGAGCCCGTTGAGTGAACGGATCGTTCGGTACGAGACCACGGAGCCCGTTGTACAGGCCGGTCTTGTAGCCCTGCTCTTGGGAGTTTCTTGGAGTGTTGTTCCAGATCCCATTAGCGTTCGCGCCGACCTGATAGATCGACCCGAGGATGCCAGCGCCCGGAACCTGTTCGAGGCCCTTAGCGAGTGGCGCAGTGATGCCGTCAGAACGCAGAGGGTTGTAACGGGTCGGGTGCTCACGCTTCTTGTACTCAGGCCCACGAGGCAGGATCGAGGTACGCACAGCAGCGGCAGGGTCATAGCCCAGCGGAGCGAGCACGAAGTTGGCTGCACCGATAGGGGCCCCGATGATGTTCCCACGGGACACAGCGGCCCACGTCAGCATCTCAGGGGTGAAGCTGTTCCCGAGGAATTCCTTGCGGGACTCCTGAGGCATCCCTTGAGCTTGGACGTAGCGTTGCGCCACGTAGAAGGCCGTAGCGAGCCCCGTGGAGACGGAGACTTGCAGAGCCGCATCGAGACCTGCACCCATCCGGTCATCGGCCTTGGAGACGTTGTAGACGCCTCTCACGAGTCGAGCGTTGAGGGTGCGCAGGACGAACTTCTTGAACTGAAGCGCCATGTGCCAGCCAGCGCCCAGAGCCTTGGAGTCCTGAGACGACAGCTTGTGAGGACGGAGGATTGACTCATCCGCCACCTTGTCACCGACCCGCCACATATCCATGGTCCGAGGGTCCTTACGGAGCGCCTCAGGGTCCTTGATCTTGAAGCCGTCACCATCCTTGACGATGTGCTGGTTGATCGCAGCCTTGATGTCACCGAACTGTTGCTCAGTGATACTCAGGGCACGCAGGCGGTCAGGTGTGAAGATCTTGGCCTCAGCACCATGGGCAGCGTTGATCATGTCCAGCAGAGCACCTTGACGACCAGCGTCCATGATGTAGTTCGAGGTCTCGGTGAGCATCTTGGTGAACGGGCTGATCGCAGCCAATTCCTGAGTCCCGTACTTCAGCGTACCGACCATCTGAGCGGCCACCTTAGAGGCCCCTTGAGAACGCAGGCGATCCACGATGTCAGCTCGACGAGGACGGATAGCATCATCCAGCTCGCGCCCGAAGATCAGGCCGTGCATCTCCTTGAGTTGATCTGGGCGGATCTTGCTGCCCCAAGTGGTCATCTCACGGAGGAACGGAACGCCATGAAGCATCATTCGCAAGTGCCCGTTGGTGACCATACCGGCCACCTCAGTGAAGTTCTGTGCGGCCATGTAGGCGTTCTTGGTGAAGAACGAGAGGTCGTTGAGGGACCGCAGGAACGTCCCAAAGGTGCTATCAGGGTCACGTCGAGCACGACCGGTCAGCAGCTTCACAGCGCTCTCCAGTGCGTCGATGTCCTTCGAGTTGCCCTGCTTGGTGCGGATGTCGAGTACCTGTTGCTTGAGAGCCTGAGTGTCGATTCCCATCGAGCCCATGATGCCCACGTCACCGTTGATACGGCGGTCGTAGCTGGCCATGATCTTCGGCATGTCCCAGAGGCGCAGGTCGTTCACAGCGAAGCTGGTGCCATCCGACAGTGGGACTGTAACGTCCGAGTCGAACAGGTTCCGGGCTTCGAGGAAGTTGTTGTTCTCAGCACCGACCAGCGAGTTCAGACCATCGTCGATCATCGAGCTACGGTTGAAGTCAGAGGTGTGCGAGATACCGTAGGCTTTGTCGTTGGCATACTTGGTGACTGCCGCCTTGATCGCCTCTGGTGTTGCCACCTTGCCTTCCTTCTCGATTGCTTCCTTGATCATCTTGTCCACACGGGCCTTGACGGCTGGACGTGCAGCGTAGGACGCAAGCCACGACTCTTGGATAGCCCGTTGCAGGCCATCTTCACCACCGAAGCGCTTGATGTGCATCGCCTTTGCAGCGTCATCGTAGATGTTCGGGATGTAGGAACCAGCGTGGCGCGTGGAGTCCAGCAGAGTGGTCGCCTGAGCGTTGCCGAACTGGGCAGGGTTTTCGAGGATGTCCTGCTTACGGGTGAAGTGCTCGTTGATCAGATCGTGAAGCGCCTTCTCCTGCTTGGACAACTGACCGGCCTTGACCTTGGTCTGGTCCTCAATCGCCTCAGCCACACGACGATAGAGCAACTCCTGCTTGGACAATACGCCCGGCTTGGTGGCGTACCTTGGGTCACCTTTAAGGGCTTCCTCAGTGAGGTCATTCAGCTTCGCATAGCGCTGGTGATCTTCCCCACGGATGCGCTCAATGATGTCCGAAGCGGTGGCCCCGAACTTCCCGTTAGATCCACCCTCGGTCTGCACCGTGGAGCGGAACAGTTGACCACCGATCTTGCGGATCGACTCGTCCTCTGTACGGTTGAGCGTGTAGCCAATCTCAGCGATGGCCCCAAGGTTGAAGCCACGGGCAGAGCGACCGGGTTCCAGTTGCTCAACCATGCGCAGGGTCTTCGGGTTCAGCGGGTTGGTCGCAGAGATGATCGAACCGTCACGCAGACGCACAGCACCGGGTTCACCGGGCACGTCCACGAAGTCCACGCCATCATGGCTCTGAGGCACGTCATCGCTGTTCCAAGGCATCCGGGTAGGATCGTCCTGACCAGCCAAGCGCGCTTCCTCACGGGCCTGTAGGCGAGCCGTGGTGCCATAGAAGCTGTTGGGCTCCGAGGCTTCTTGGTGGCGCGCAAGGACTGCCTCAATGGACTCATCGGGCAGATCCTTCAGCCCTTCCTGTTTGGTGTGACGCTCACCGTGCATCCCGAGGATCTTCTCCAGATAGTCGTCATCCTGTACGTCCTCACGGGGCTTCTGAATGGTTGGCTCATTGCCGTCCACCAGATCGACCGCAGAGTTCTTCTCAGAGGACTCCCCGTGGCGCGCAAGGATAGCTTCGAGGTCAGCGTCATCCATGTCAGGACGTGGCTGGACCTTAGAGACGCCCTTAGCGATGTACCGGTCAAGGATAGCGGCCATGCCACCACCCATCACAGCACCAGCCACAGCGGCATTCGCATAGTGCGCTTCGAGACCAGTAGCCTCCGAGCGGAGACCTTCAGATGCCACAGAGGCACCCGAGGTGAACGCTGCCTGCTTGGCTACACGAGTGGCGAACGAAGCACCAGCCGCACCCGGTACAGGGATGTAGGAGGTTGGGTCCAGTGGCGCAGCAGCAATGCCACCGACCAACTGAGCACCAGTGCCAGCCGTGTCGATCACACGTTGATTGGCGAGGTTCTCCTTGGCGACCTTGATAGCGTTGGGCAGTTCAGCCTTCACGCCATGGGTCCGGTCCATCAGGAACGAGAACATCGAAGGTGGTACGCCAGCATCAGCGATTGCCTTGTAGTCCTCGTCATCCCACTGGGCCTGAATCGGAGAGTAGTCGGCCAACGGGTCGTGTTCTTCTTCACGGAACAGGTCGCGCAGCTTCATACCGCCCCACGAGTTGTCGATGGAAGCGATCGTTGCACCGAAGGTGTTCTTGAACCACGAGTCGTCCTTCGGCCCGTTCTGGGCGTAGTCCATCTCTTGGAAGGTCTGCGAGGTCTTCGGGGCTTCACCTTGACTCAGGTTGAACCCTTGACGATCTGGCGCGGCAACACGTTGTGCCTTGTCTTGCGTGGCGATTCCGTCCGTGTATTGATCGAAGTCACCACTTTGCTTTGGGGCACCGGGCTCCGAGAACCACTTGCGGCTTGGTGAATCACCAGCCACGTCCAGCAGGTTGGCCATGTAGTTCTGGCCCTCGGTGCTGATCTTGCTGAAGTCGCCACGATCCAGAGCGGCCAACTGGGGAGCACCCAGACGACCATTACCCTGATTGTAAGCCAGTGCGGCCTTCAGGTAGTCGCCTTTGTAGGTGCCCAGAAGGTCACGAGTGAGTTGCGCGGAGGCATTGATAGACTTCCGAGGGTCCATGAAGTCCGCGTCTGTAACGAGCCCGTAGGCCCGCCCAGTGGCAGCGGTGAACTGGCCCAGACCACGAGGCCCCGTAGGGCTCTTTGCGGTTGGGTTGAAGGACGACTCGTTGAAGATCTTCTTGTGCAGGTAGTCATAGTTGACACCGTTCGCATCAGCAGCTTCACGAATCATCTCATCGTATGGCGTCCCGTTCTTCAGGATCGCAGCGTATTCGTCTTTACGGTTCATTGAGGTTCTCCTTACATGATCCCACCATACGTCTGTCCGGCTGCCTGTTTGGCTTTGGCCTTGTTGACGCCTTGGTCGAATGCTTGGGTTTTAGCCGCTTCCTGTTGAGCCTTGTAGATCAACTGAAGGGACTGCTTAGTGAGGCGCACACGGCGACCCGTTGGGGATGAGATGAGGATATCGCCAGTGTTCGCATCGCTGGACACAGTGGCACTCGCTCCGGCCCACTGAGGCGTCTCAAGGAGACCCTGCATGGTGCGCTTCACGATGTCCTGACCGTCCTTCCACGAGTTCACGTCTTGTGGGGAAGCCATGAGGGTCCGCTTGTCGAGGCGACCGATATAGGCCGACTCATCGTCCTTCTCAGAGAACGACACGGTGTTGTTGTTGAGCCAGTCGGTCAGCTTGGCCTTGGCCTGATCGGCGTTGCCAGTCCGCTCCACGAAGCCGTCATAGACGGTGCGGGCGAGGCGCTGCATTGGACCGGGGATAGACGACAGGTCCTTGTTGGCAGAGTCGTTCATCAAGGCAGTCCACTGCTCATCGCGGTACTTCTTCTCGTCAGGCGAGGTGCCCTTCTTGGATCGTTGAGCGTCGATGAGAACCTGAGGGGTTACACCACCTTCTGCCAGATCCTTGAGTTGCTGAAGGAAGTCTGCTTGTTCTGGGAAGACAGCCCCGATGGTGGCCTCGTTGGTCGTGAAGGCCCGCTGGAGTTCCTGAAGGCGTGGCATGTCACCAGCCTCACCTTGACGGACACTGTTGCCCCACTCGCGCTGGGCATCGGTGATGAGGGTCTTGTAGTAGGTCTGGAATGGACCGCCCTCATAGTCAGCGTTCAGGTACTGCGCACGCATCTGATCCTTGGTGGCATCAGGCAGGCCGCTGTTGTCGATACGGTCCATGGTGCGAGCCGCGAAGGTAGGTCCATCGGACTCCTTGAACTCCCCAGTGGTGGTCGGATCGACCGCTTGATCCTTCGGTGCGACAGGCACGTTCTGGCCAGCGATACGGGCCGCGTAGGCTTTGTCCAGAACATCCATTCGGTTGTCCTGTTGGGTGCCTTGCTTCATGCTCTCAGCGCGCTTCGCAGAGTCCTGCTTAACGCGGGTCATCAGGTGCTGTTCAGCTTCAATCAGCATCGACTTCTGAGGGGTCATCTCGTCGCCATTCTGGACCCACGAGTTGTCACCACGGAGCTTCTGTAACATCGACCAGCCAGTCGCAGCGTCTTCCTGATTGATCGCCTGAGTGACGCCCAGAGAGAACGACCGGGTGCGGTCAGCGTTCTTCTTGTACTCGTTCTCGTTGGACTTGACGATGGCGTTGTCGAGGACATCCGCACCCATCAGGTCTTCCACTTTGCGAGCACCACCCAGCACGTTGATCGTCTGCCCACGGAGGGACTGGATCAGGTTACCGCCACCGGGCTTGTTCTGAGCGTCATTGACCAGTTGGGTCAGCGAGGTCATCACGGATTGGTCGGTAGGAAACTGATTAGACTGAATGCCGTGGTTGAAGTAGTTGGCGATGTGCTCACCACCACTCGGCGTGTTCATCACCTCAGGGTCATCCAGCAGAGGTGCCAGATCCCCACGGGTGTTCACAGCGGCTTGCGACTGGAACCACTTCGAGCGCCGTTGGCCGTGCAGATCGTAGATCGAGGCAGACCGGTGAACGATGTCCTCGTTGTAGCCACGCTGGTACTCAGGGTCGGACTCATTGATCCCCGCAGATTCCGCATAGGCTTTCGAGGCATCGGTCAGACGCTGTTGGCGGTACTTGTCGAGGTAGTCACGGTCCTTGCCATCGAACTCACCATTGGAGAGCTTCTGGTTGATCTCGTCCTCGACATCGTAGGCAGCGGTGCGGCCAGTCTTGTAACGCAGCATGTTCATCGCATCAGGGTCGTCCTGATACAGAAGGGTGCCCGCGCTGATCGCCTCGCGGCGCTGGTCTGGGGTCAGCTTACGGATGATCTCGTTGGACCGCGCATCGGCAGTCTTGAGTTGCTCATCCTTGTACGCGCCATAGGCGTTGGTGCCAGCCTTGACGAAGTTCTGCATGGCCTCAGCGAAACCATTGGACCCCACAGGGGCCCGCTGTTGTGCCGCTTGGAACCCTACGGTGCCCACTGAGGAATTCAGGCGACCGCTCTGTTGCATCTGCGCGCCGTCTACGGCACGTTCAATCTGGTTAGCCATTGTTAGTGCCTCCTGCCGGTGTACCGTTAGATGGGGATGCTGCCTTCGAGGAACCCTTCATGGCCGACCCAGCAGCGTACCCATTGGCACCCGCAGAGATGATCCCGAGGGCGTTCGACAGGCCACTGGTCTTGATCACTTGAGCCTGACCTTTGAGGGCCGACTTGGTGTTCTCAGTGTTGGCGATCTGGTTGGCGAAGATCGACTGGTAGTCGCGGTGGTAGTTGTCCACCACGTCCATCCGAGAGGCCGATGCCTCGTTCTCCACGCTGTTCTGGATGCGCCGCATGGAGTTCCCTGAGAGACCTGACTCACCCACAGCGGCACGGATGGTGCCCCGGTTGCGGGTTGCCTGAAGGTTGATCTGAGAGAGTTGCTTGCGGGCTTCCTCCTGCTTGTCCATCGCGGACAGAGACAGGTTGGCGTTGGCCATGTTGGTCTGCTTGACCTGCTCACGGGCTGTGCGACGTTGAGCGTCTTCGGCTGCACCTTCGGCCTTGGCCTTTTCAGATGCACCCATAGTTGCCCCAACGACAGCCACAGCGGCCATGCCGATGCTTACCGGTTCACACATGGTGGACCTCCTATAGCCAGAATTGACGGAAAGCAAACCCGGCTGGAGACATGGTGATCTCGTCAGCCCATTCGGCTCCGAGGGCATTCAGCAGGCGGATATGCGGTGTGTTCACAACTGACACATAATTGGTCAGGTGATTTGGATTGCCCTTTCGGCACCACTTGAGGTGTACCTTGAGCATCTTGAAGAACTCCAGTTTCTCCGCTCTGGATAACTGGTCAACGTAGTGGGTCGTGACAAACCACAGGCACCCACGAGAGCCACCTACAGCCAAAACGATAGAACCCGCACAGATGGCCACAGTGGTGCCGTCAAGGCATTCTGGAAGGACATCAAGCGGGTTTCTGTTTGGGATGTGCATGTGGAACTCAGAGAGGTCTGAGGCGCAGAGATTGCCAGCAGCCACAGTGAGAATGTCACGGGTGCCTTTAACGAATTCAAGTTTCATGAGAACCCCCCATAGGGTGCCATAGTGAGGGTTTTTGAGGCCCCCACTTGACAACTGTTAGATGCCGGAAGATCGGCGGATGTAGTTACCTTCCCAGCCGCATCCGATCACGTTGAGTGGGTTCGGCGTATCGCTGGTGATGGTGACTCGTTGGTTGAGCGCGTTGCCCGTCACCGGGAACTTGTACTGGCCTGTACCGAGCGAGAGTTCGCCCAGCACGATCTGTTGCCCGAGGCGGCCACCAGACATCACGTAGACGTACTCGGTGGAGCCGTTGCTCACGTTGATCTCGAACGAACCGGACTGCTCATAGTTGAGCCACGCACGGCGAAGCTGGAGACGACCGATGTCCTCGGTGCTGGTCGATCCGTCATCAGCGGTCTGCTTGATGAGGAACTTCGAGAACTCGTACTGGAAGGTGTACTTCTTCCCGATGATCAGGTTCTCGCCCGCACGGTTGCCCGTGAAGTAGAGCTTCGAGGTGCTCGTCCAAGGCCCTGCAAACTCCGTGATCACGCCTTGTTGGTCCAAGGTGTAGAACACAGCGTCCGCACCCGGAACGCCCCCATAGACGCCCGTGAGGTCCAGCGAGGTCTGGTTGGTGTCGATGTTGTACGCACCCAGCACCACTTGCTTCTTCATGTCCATGTAGGCCCGATAGGGTTCGATGGCGTAGTCGATGGTGTGCTGTGTGAACTCCATGCGTTCCAAGCAGATCCCTTCAGGGCGCTCAGCCATGAGGAACAGGTAGGACCCGATAGAGGCCGCTGCGAGGATCTTGGTGTTATCCCCGAAGTCCCAGTGGGAGAACGATTGCTGTTGCAGGGTCTCGTTCAGGTAGAGGAACTTGTAGATGTACACATGGCCCGGCTCGCCGTCTGAGAGGATGCTCACGAAGTTCTCAGTGCCCGACCCGTGGATTGCATGGACGGTGTTCGGCAAGTAGCTCGGAACGTGCGCAGAGACATCCTCAGCGGACTTCACGTCAGAGACATCCTGAATCGCGTAGTAACGCTTGAGGCTCGTGAAGCTGGCCCGAGGTGCGCTGAAGTAAACGCCACGGCCAATGCCATACGGACGGGCACCATCACTCACGTCGAACTCAGTAGTCAGGTCCAGCTCGATGGTCTTGCTCGACAGGATACCGTTGCTCGACAGGACGAACTGGGCTTGGTCGCTCCACAGCAGCAACTGCTCGGAGAATGGCACCGCGTACTTCAGGATCGAGATGCGGTTGTGACTGATTGCCACGTCGATGGGATCATCGTCGCTCAGGGTCGCCACGCTCGAAGGGAAGAAGTTGAAGTAGCGAGAGGTCCGCGACATGATCACGTTCTCGCCACTCAGGAAGCCCAAGCGGTTGCGGAAGAAGAACACGTCATTGATCGTCGAGCCGATGAAGCTGGGCATCGGGTTCGTGTCATCGTCACCAGCGTTGCGGCCATCCCACGTCAGAGGCGTCCAATCGAACTGCCCATCAGCGGCCCGCACGAGAGCGTGAGGCATCGTCGCAGCGTTGAACCCGGCGATGATCTTGGGCTTCGAGGTCTCCTTCCAGACCTTCGATGAGGCATCGTACTGGACCCAGTAGTTGTCACCCGACCTTGCAGATTCCCCAGTGATCTCCACGAGGTATCCACCGGGTGCGTTAGCGGGCAGCTTCGAGAA